CATCATAAAGTATCCCATCAACATCTTTGCTGTCTTTGTATGCTGGTTTATATCTAATAAATAAAGGATATGAACTATAATCTTGATAAGGAGTATTTGCTTGTCCCGAAGCATTTAATCTATTGTGATAATTATCTGAACCGAAATGTTTTTGTCTATCTTTAGTCATATTAGAAGCATTACCGTTTAAAACATAAGGCATATTAGAATTTTGAAAAGGATTTATATGTAATAATCTATGAGTATCTTTTGATATTCTTTCTCCGTAATCTTCAAGCCATTCCGCAATTCCGTCTTTTTCAGTTGTATATAATGTATCATAAGTTTCTATATCAAATAATTCGGGATAATTATCTTGTGAATCAAAAAAATTTTTTATTAATTCTAAATTAGAAGCATTATATTCTAAATTTGTTCCAAGTGTTATAGTAGTAAAATCAGTATCTAATTGTCCTAATCCATTTGTAGAATTAGGATTAGCACTTTCTAATAAACTAAATATTGTCTCGCCAGGCGGAGCATCGGGATTATTACCTGACCCATCATCTATTTTGTCCATCATTTCTGCTCCAGTATCATAAAAATTAGGTCGTTTCTTTCCAATTATTTCATATTGAGCAGCATAATTAACTAATGACTTCGTTGGCGTTGAAGATAAACCAGCATAAGAATAAGCATTATAAGCAAAATAACTATTAGCATTATCATAATTAAACTTTCCAGGAGTAGCACATTCAAATAATTTGTATGTTGGACTATTTATTTTTGTTGATAATCTTGTTTTATGTAATTTTTTTTCACTATCGTCCCAATAATATTGTTTTAATTCTGATAAAGTTGATTTAGTCATTTCTTCTGTAAATGTTGAAGCAATATTTTGAGGAGAGTTAAAACCTTTTGATACTTCAAAATCTACTATATCTTTAATTCTCAAATATCTATAAGCAGCTGGGTCACGAGCATTTATAGGTGTAGATATTGTAAGTTCTCTTTCACATAATCTTAATCTATATAATGTATATCTTGAATTATCATTTGCTATTTGAACAAAATTTTTATTACTTGCTACTGTTGAGCCGTCTGAATTAGTATATATTGGAAGTGAAATATCAGTCCAATCTGTTGTTAATCTTTTAGTTTCTAAAGGAGGTAAGGTAGTAGCACCTTTTCCGCTAATTGCTGTAAATGAGGCTTGATTAACAAAATGTTCGGGACCCTCTAACCAACCAGCATTTCTATTATTAGCATATATATTTCCATATTCTAAAGGAAGAGTAAAATAATATTCTCCATTAGCATTTTTATAATATTCTGTTCCAAATAAAACCCTATTATCTGTTACTTGTTTAAAAGTTTGAGAAGAATTTTCAGCAACCGCAAGTCCGTAATAATTAGGATAATTTAAAGAAGCATTAACTTTAGGTTGAACTAATGTTGTTTTTTCTAATACTACTTCATCTTGAATTACTTTTCCTCTGAATTCAATTGTAGCATCTTCAGCACCTAAATCAGATACAAAAGCAGAATGTAATTGAACCTTATCACCTTCTTCTAATTTTATTCCGTCATTAACGGCATTACTCCAAACACTTGTATTAGAACTATTAGCATATTGATTAGAATGAACCCTATTTGCTTCTAAAATAAATGTATCTGTAAAACTACTCATAGTTAAGTTATTATATATAACTTATTATATTAAAATTTATATTAAAAAAAAATATTATTTTTTCAGATATAACAATTTTGTTATATCTCATTTAGGCGAATCCAATCGTCATAAAGCCGTCCGAGAGTGTCGCGAACCTAACAACTTCTAACCAGCAACGCATAGTGTAATTCCTACTCGCTTCTTCATCTTGAAGGTAATTCCAAGTGTTATATAATTCAATACCTCTGCTATTAATTCTTTCTCCTCTATTAAGTCTATCCTCAACATAAAACTGTTCATTATCTAAAGTATTAGTTAATGTGCGTCCCATAAAGTTAGAAACAGAAACTAAATCACCTTCAGAAGTAAATTCAGATTTAGAAATGAAAGGAACACCTCCTTCTGCTTGAGATATATTATGGAAAATACGAGCAGTATTATTAATATCAACTGGATACAACAGATTATCATTATATTTAACATTATGAGTAAAAGTTCCGTATCCGTCTGTTGCTACTCCCGTAACTTCTGCGTCTTCAACTCCGTGAGCAGAATAGTTATTAAATAATTTTTCTTCACCATTTCCACTCGTAGATAAACCAAAGAATAATTTATTAACAACTCTTCCAGCACCACCAACATTTAATATTTGAGTATTCACTTCTCCGTTCAAACCATTAATAGTATGACGAGCAAGGCGATAATCAACATAACTAAAGCTCATATTTCTATTAGCATTAGCATAGGCTTCCATCATCTCTGTAGGATAATATATGTAGTCTGCGACTAAAGCACAATCATCTCTATTAATAGTGTATGTTTGGTCAGCAGTTCCAGCAGTTCCAATACAAGCCCTATTTCCATTATCAGTTTGGAAAAAGAGTTCAATAGTTACTTCTTCCTTTAACATATATAATGGAAGCTGATTCATCTTCAAGAAAGGAAATAATTCCGATAAAGGTATTTGGAATACTGGTTTATTTTCAATCAATTGATAATTAAATAATTCAACATTCTGATTTTCAAAATTAACTCCAAAATTATCGGGGTCACGACCAATATCAATAATAAAATCTTCGGCTTGATTATTACTTTCACTACCATTTGTAGAAGCATTAGCTCCGTTATTATAATTCCATTTCCTACACATTTGTCTTGAAGTCGTAACACTTTCTCTTTGTTTATTATGTTCGGGATTAACAAACATAGAACGGAATCCCGAAAAATGCGCGAAATCCTGTGTTTCACAAAGGGTTTTTGTACCGATAGAAAGACGACATCGCTCTATCAACGACATTACTCCTACATTCAAAGGATAGAAGGCATCAACACCCCCACTTGCTTCAACAGAAAAAGTAAGTTTAGAATTTGAATGTAATATACCCTTGTTTTGAAGTCTGTATCTCATAAAATTTGGATTGCTAATAACTGGGTCTAAAATATCACTATCTACAGAAATAGCAGTATTAGTATCAACACTTCCAATCTTTAGAAGGTCGGGGATTTGAGAAGCAGTTGCTCCAACTGGAGCAGAAGACATCTCAGTAGAATTTGAAGTAGTCATATCATCGGCAGGAGGACCAGTATAGTTCATATTGTTTATATTCTTATAAATATAAAAATTTAAAAAAAAAATTTAAAAAAATGATATAACAAAATTGTTATATAAAAATAATATATTATATTAAATATATAAGATGGAATTATTTAATGGAGATTGTTTGGAAAAAATGAAAGATATAAAAGATGATTCAGTTGATTTAATTTTCAACGATTTACCTTACGGCCAAACGAGCTGTAAATGGGATTGTAAAATAGATTTAGAATTATTTTGGAAAGAAATTATGAGAATTAAGAAATTAAATACTCCAATATTTTTCACTTGTACTACGAAGTTTGGAGCTGAATTAATTAATTCAGCACCTAAAAAGTGTCCTTTTCGTTACGATATTGTATGGGTTAAAAGTGCTCCATCGGGATTCCTTTGTGCTAAAAAGATGCCGATGCGTAAGCACGAAATGCTATATGTTTTTTATGAGAAACTTCCTTATTATGATTTATCAAGTCATCAACATAAATTCAAAAAAGATGAAACTAAAACTACAGAACCCTCATATTATATGAAAGATGAAAAAACTATATATAATGGCGGAAAATCTATGGGTGTATTTAATAAAGGTGGAACTGCGTATGACCCTCCCCTCCCTGTATCAGTTGTGAAAGAAGAAGAATATAATAATGGAAATAGAAAAGGCGGATTTGGGGGAGAACCGAAAGGACTGGGAACGGTTTATCAAGACCCATTATTAATATCTTCTCAAGATGTTCATAAAAAAAATGGTTTGAAATCTATTGGTTATGACCCTCCCCTCCCTGTATCTGTTGTGAAAGAAGAAACACAAATAAAAGATGGTGCTGTAAATGAAAATTATGAAGGTTTATATGGGGGATTAAAAACACCTGATTATGTAAGTAATAATATAGAAAGAAATGAATTAAGAAGAAAATATAAAAAAGAAGGCAAAAGTGAAAGTGCTTATGACCCTCCCCTCCCTGTATCTGTTGTTAAAGAAGAAGAAAAAGAATATGATACAAATGAAGGAGCTACTATGATTAATGGAACTCTTGGCGGTGCTTATGATTCTCGTTGGCAGAAAGGTCATCAAGGAAATAGTTATGACCCTCCACTTCCAAATTCATTATTAGAAATTAAATCCACTCGTGGAAAACATTCAACAGAAAAACCAATAGCACTTATGAGTTGGATATTAAAGTATTATAGTAAGAAAGATGATGTAGTATTAGACGCAACGATGGGAAGTGGTTCAACAGGAATAGCTTGTAAGAATATGAATAGAAAATTTATTGGTATTGAAAAAGATAAAGAGATATTTGATGGAGCTGTTAAAAGAATTAACGACTTACCTGAAGTCCTGACTGATTGAATACCAGCATATTTTTAGAATGAACAAATAGATAAACAGATTGAGGATTATCAGTAACTAAATCCATACTCATATTAATACCGAAATTAACAGAAGAATAATCTACACCGCTATTAGAAATTGTATCAAGAGCAACCCCTATTCCGTAGGCAACACCTCCGTCAATATAACTATTAGCATTAGCAGCATCTAATAGTTTGGTATTTTCAGGTTTGAGTGTATTTCTCATATTTTTGGAAAAGGATTGAACAGCATTAACATAATTTCTATATAATTGAGCATCATAAACAATATTGTCGGAAGCACTTGTAATTGCTTGAACTGTATCAATATTATATTCTAATGGGAAGCGTTCTCCTCCGCGAGTGAATATTAATTGAGTAACATTAGCAGTAGTATTATCAGAGTTAATAGGATAGAAAGTATCTAATCCGTTTTGAGCAAAGTTATTAACATAAGAAGAAGGAATAAAATTAGCAAATACTCCAAGAACTTGTTTCAATCCAAGATTAAAATTAATAATTGCGTTTGCTGAATTAATAGTTGTATAATATGAACTAAATGAATTATATTCAAAAGTCTGATTTGTTTGTTTCTGAAGAGCCATCAAATCTGCTGGTTCGGGGTTCTGTGCTTCACAAACAAGAGCAACATTCTTAAACTGATAAAATGCTTCACTTATAGCAGCAGCACCCGAAGTTCCGTTGTTAGAGAATAACACTTGATTATCAGGAGCAAGGTGAAGTTCAACAATTAAACCTCCAACTCCCCAACTTGAACTCAAAGGAATTGCTTGTCCTCCGTTGAAGAAACCACAAGGAAGATTAACACAGAAACTATTTGGATTGTATCCTAAGTTGCCTAAATTATCAACAACACTACTTTTAACAGCTGCTTGATTTGGACAAGTTAAACCCGTCATATTACTATGAGTTAAATTATCACTATTAGAACTTGTAGTAGTAGAAATATAACTACTCATAAAGCGGTTGTAATTTCTCAAATGCTCTATGACCTGATTTGTTCGCTGACTTTTTATAACAAGCTGGTCAATACAAGAGTAAATTCCTAACCTCTGGCTCATATTCAACTGGTCAGAGTCATCTGCTAAAGTGTCTTGCGATAAGAAGATTTGGAAATTACCAGTAAAACGAATACTATCGCCCAAGATAAATCGGTCGGATTCACCAATAATAAATTGAATTACTGGCTGTCCGTTTTTAAAGGATAGAGTACCATCGCTGGTAACATTAGAAGGAGTTATTTCAAGGTGTTGATTAGACATATTGTTTTTTATTTTATAATCTTACATACTTTATAATTATAACATAAAAAATTAAAAATATAATATTATTAAAAATTTAGGATTTATAGTCAATATGCTATATCACTTTTATCTATAACGATTTTGTTATCTTCAAAACATTTGAATTTCTTTCTTTTTATTCCAATAAAATATCCGTTCTGTCCGTCATTCTCACTATCAATAACATTTAATTTTTCTAAAGCCATTACACAAGCTAAAAATTTCTCGTGGTCATCAGTAGGTATTTTATCTCCATTCTTTTTTCTTATATACATTAATTCACAAAAGTGTATATAACAACTTTTATGAACTTTTAATGATAAATGTTTTAAATCGGGATTTTCAAATGTTTGTAAAATTAATCTTTCTCCTGTAAAATAATAATGTCCTATATCTATTTTATGATTGATTGGAAATGATGATATCCAAAGACCTTTCCAAAATACATTAAAGCTTCCGTATTTACCATTTCTCGCATTTTTCTTCATCTGTCTTATTGTATTGATTATTTATTTATATTAATTTCAAATTTATTTAAATAAATCAACATCAATTAATAGTAAGCAGTTATAATATCTTTTATCTCCTCCCCAACCTTTTTGATAATCATCATATTTTTTTTGATATTGTTTTTTTTCTTCTTTATGTTTTTCATAATGATTTTTAAAATATTCTTTCTTATGTTGTTTAATATCAGATATAACATTTTTTTCATTAACACAATTTATCTTATTAATCCAATCATTTTCTTTTTTGTTTTTATTCTCTTCTGTAATATTATCTTCTAAAATTGAAATCTTACAACAAGTAAAATCTAACTTATGACTACTACAATATATTCCTATTCTTTTAGCACTTTCGTGTTCTTGTAATCTTTTTTTTATAGTCCTCTGTGTAATACCAACATAATTTAATCCGTGAATATCTCTAATCAAATATATTTTATACATATTTATTTTATTAATTTATTTAGATTAATATCAAATTTATTTAAACGAGTAGCTGAATTCCTCCTCCCGCAAATACAATTCTGCGGACGTGGCTTATCCAGCAATTCCAAAGATGATTGAAATCACCTTGAGTATCATATTCAACTTGAAGATTGAAGTCCTTCCCTCTGGTATCATACACGCCGTCTTGTAGCGAGAGAGCCCTTCCCACACAAAAGTTTGATTGAAATGACCTGAATGAATAAGGAATAATTTTTGATTGAGCTAATGCTTTTTCCAGTTCTATAAGAGGCTGTTGGTCAATTGAATTTTTAGCAGACAATTTAGCAGTAGAAACTTTTCTGCTTGGGTTTAATTTTCCATCATAGAAGAATTGGTAATTAGTAAGATTATCAGCTATTCCTACTAATCCTGACCTATCAGTATGATTAATTACATCATTTTTTTCTGAATTAACTATATAAGTTCCAGTTCCCGCGGCGGCAGCGGAGGCTGTATAATTAGTAGCATCAACGGGAATACAAAGCACAGCCTTCGCCCGAGATTGATTAAAGGGCAATCTAATATTAGCAACTGTATCAGAAGCAAGTTGAGAATATTTGTAATTAGTAAAAGAAAGGAAATCATAATTCATAGAACCTCCTTCCTTCATCATACTCATCATCTTACGAGTATATCCGTCGGGCATAGTTAATTGCTGTAAGATAAGTTCAACATTAGAAACTGTATATGTTGGCGAACCAATTGCGCTTTCAGAAAACAAAACAAACTCACGATTAGTTGGAGGATTTGCCGCAAAATTCATCGCTGGAGTAACTGTAACTTTAACTAATCCAAAATCACCCGCAGCACTATCATACTCAATTTGAGTAATAATTGGAGCATTACCGTTAAAGGTTGTTTGGTCGGCTTTAGTAGTTTTAACAAAGCTTATTTTTTCTCCAATTACAAATGGAAATTGAGGAGTTCCAGTCATATTATTATCACGAGTAACATAAAAACTCGCAAAAGTTCCAACCGTAGATGCGTTAGAAGGAGCATCATCAGAACCGTTGATTGAATGAAAGATAGGATTAGCATTCAATTTCTTATTCAATAAAGATTGGTCTAATCGTCTAAAAACATTTGTATCACGTTCTAAAATTATTTCTAATTTTAATCCTTCAGTCATTAGTACGGGAAAGACTTTATCATTTTGGAAGATGCCCGTATTAATTGGAAGTAAGCATTTAACAGTTTGGAAATCATCATTCTGAAATGAAGCACTAATAGTATCACCCGAATGTCCTTGAAAATAAGGATTAGTAACACAATCATTCTGATTAGATGTAGTAGTTCCGCACGTTCCTCTACATTCAACTGAATGATTAAGAGCACCCTCCGTAAGTGCTCTCTTTGCTCTCAAAGTATCATTAGTTTCATAATCATATTTAAGTGCTGTAATAACGTTGTAATTTTGATATTCCTCAAGTAAAATATTTCCCACTCCTCCACTATAGATTCTCAAATCCCTAATGAGAACCTGCGAACCTAAGGCTTCATCAAGCATCAAGCGAGTCATAACTCCGTCTGCTGTAAGACCCGAAGCACTTGCGGGCATAGCAATTTTAACATCTAATTGTAAATAACTTTCTTTGGGTTGTATATACTGAATAGTTGGCGGAACAGAAATCATTATTTTCTGTCCAGCAGAATATTCTAATCCATTTTCCGATGGAACAGATACTCGTTTTTGAGCAATTGGTATTTTATCATTAGCAGTCCAAAAAGAATTAATCGGCATTTTGTATTTTTATAACTATTCTTATATTATTATATTTGTTATTTTTTTTTAAAATATAACAATTTTGTTATATTAAAAACTTGAACTTCCCGTAATCATTTTAACTGGATTAGTTGGAGCAGAAGCAACAAATCCTAATCCAGCCGCTCCTTGAGGAACTGCGGCTGGAGGTTGATTAGTTTGAAAATTAGATTTATCTTTATCTTCTTCATCTTGTTCATCTCCTAAACTTCCAGCTGTAGAACTAACTGCTCCAGCAGCCGTTAATGCTAATCCAAAAGGTTCTAAAAATGGAAGAGCAATCCCAGCAATATCTAAAGCACTCCCAGCAAGAGTTAAACCGTTTCCAACTTCATCTAATTTTGATGTTCCATCGCCTCCAAAAAAGTCGCCTCCTTTTGCCGCAGAATTAATATCTTTAACTAAATCAATAGCACCTCCAATATTTCCTAAAGCCTTTCCTCCCCAAAAAGCAGATTTAGCAGCAATAGTCTTCGCCATACTGGCTGCCGCATCTCCAGCAGCAACTCCTCCAATCTTACCCGCTGCGTCTGCTGCTGCTTTTGCTGAATCTGCTATTCCCGTATCTGCTGCGTCTGCTGCTGCTCCAGCGGGAGCTGCTGGTGCTTCTGCTGTAAATCCAGCAGCACCTCCTCCTTCACCTTCTCCTTGCGAATCAAGAACTACACGTCTCCCTCCGCCTACATCTTGAACAGATTTAGTAGTATCAACAGACGGAGCTGCTCCCAATTCATCTAATTCATCTGCTTCATATTTAATTCCTCTTGTATCATATCCTCCTTGTGTTGTTGAATTTTCTGATGCTGTTTCAGCTACTTCAACACCTCCTCCTTCTCCTTTTGAAAGTTTTCCAGTTGCTTTATCAACTGTTCCTTCACTTGTAGCAATTGTATTAAAACTTTCTGCTGGTGCGGAAGGTGTTTTCCCTCTTAAATTATTAAAATCTTCTGTCGCCATTTGAGCAAAAGACTTTCCGCTTGTTGCTTTCCTAACAGCAAAACGAGCAAGATTACTAACACCTCCAGTTGCCGCTCCTGCGTCCATAGCACCTACTTTTTGATTTTCACCTTGTTCTATAATTTTCTGTGTTTTTTGTTCATCGTGATAATCATCTAAATGTTTTTGAGCAGCAAGTAACGAATCAGTCGCCGCATTACGATTTTCTCCTAAAATAGTATTGTATGTTCCAGCACCTAAAGTAGTCATATTGTTTTTATAATATAACTAATATAAAATATCTTTTAAAAAAATTATTAAATATACATATAACAAAATCGTTATATTTCAGAATTATCTTCCATATCTTCTTCGTCTCCGTCTTCGTCATCGTCTCTACTGCCTCCAGTAGCAACAACCTTATTAAAACAATTATACATTAAAGGAGGATTAGATTGTAAATCCATATAACAAAAATCATATTTATTGGGTGTTGCTTTTCTGTATAACTTAAGCCAGTTCTTCGGTCCATTAAATAAATCTCCGTATTCTTCTGCTATTCTTTCTAACTCTTTTTGATTAGGAAATGGACTTCCAATAATTACATCTGTCGCGTTCGCACGAATAATTGGAGAAACAGAACCAGTAAATTTCTGACTACTTATAATAAGCATCTTAATGTTAAAATGCCTATAGCGACTTGCGAGATGATTAATCTTACTTTCTCTTTTTATGCTTCCCAAACAATCATCTAAAACAACAGCAATTTGAGGTTGGTCTTTCTTTTCAAATGATTTTTGATTTTCAACAATTCCTTCTATTATTTCATCTGAATAAAAATCATATACTTCAAATGCTTTATTTAAGAAACGAGATGTAACATCATTCTTAATTGTATTACTTATTATTTTAACATCATCAAAAAATTCTTGTCCGTAAAAATCTTCATTAAGAAATAGATTAGAGATTATAGTGCTTTTTCCAGTCTTCACAGGACTAATCATTAATAGTAAAGAGCCTCCGCCAGCAACATCAACATCTACCTTTGGAAGATATGGGTGATGAGGACGGGAAGCAGCATTATCAGGTTGAACAACGGGCATTACTTTTGGAGTATTCATCGTTTATATATATTCTTATATATATTATATATATAACAATTTCGTTATAAATTATTTAAAACAATCATTCCAAAAAGCATCAGGGTCTATTGCCTTACTAACAGTTCTGAATACTTGTTTATCTCTTTCTTCTTTTTCTAATCTTTCTTTCTTTTCTTTTTTTGCTGCTTTTCTTTTAACTTCAAATGCTTCAATACCTTTTGCTACTGCTTGTTGAATAGTATCTTCTACAACCTTTTTGTTAGGAGAATTACGAGGAGTTTTCGGAGGAGGCTTGTAATCAAAATTGGGATTACTTTCTCCAGTTTCTTCATCTACATCATCATCTACCGATGATGCTAATTTCTTTCTTAATCTTTTTTTTTTATCTTCTGTTTCTTTCTTTTTAACTTTATCTTCTAAATCTTTTAATTCTTTTCTTTCTTGTGCTTTAATCTTTTTTGCTGCTTGAGCCTTTTTCATCTGTGCTCTTAATTGTTCTCTTCTCTCATCACTAATTTCTACTTTCTTTCTCGGCTTCTTTTCTTTTTTAACCTTCTCAACTTGAGGTGCTGTATTAAATATTTCTTCTCTTGGAATAATTGTTCTCTTTTTTGGTTCGGGAGCAATCTCTTCTTCTTCTTGAATCTCTTGTTCTTGAAAAGTAATTTTTGGTTTTATTCTACTTTCTTCTTGAATATCTTCATCTGATTCATCGTCAGAAGGAAAATCAGGGTCTTTTATTTGTAATGATAGGTTAGGTTCTTCGGGCTGGGGAGGCGGTGCGATTAATTCGGGGAGCAAATCATCATCAATCATATCTTATATTCTTATAATTTATAATAAAAATAATAAAAATAAAATAAAAATTAAGATAAGATATACATCTTTTAATTACGAGATTTGCGAATATACAATATCACTATCGTATTGCCTTGTAAGTCTCTAACAATTCTTTCACTTCTATCTACTAAATCTATATCTAATTGGTTGAGTGTTAGTTCGTGTGTGTTATTAAGTTTGATGTATGTTTTTTCTGATGCTTGAAAGTATAAATTACCTTGAGTATTTCCAGCATTATCAAATCTCGGTAATGAATAAAGAATACGACTAACTGAATTCTTTGCTCCGTTATAACTTGTTCCAGTTAGATTGTTTGCTCTAATAAAACATTCATTAGTATATAAAGTAGATTGAGACGGAGGCTTCATAATTGTAAGACCTAAAGTGCTTGTCGCATCTTTAAAAATACTTTGTTGTAATACAGAATAATCTCCAAATCCAAGACTTTGTCCCATATTTGCTCTCTGACGATAAGGTAAAACATAAGTAGGTGTATCGCTTCTATTAGTATTTGTAGATGATAAATCTCTCTCGGGTCCTCCAATTAATACAACCCTATAATTTAAAGCGTTTGAACCGTTTAGGTCAGTATATTGGAAACTTGCGTTAGAGGCGGTATAAGCTCTTAATGATTTTTTATTATCAATATAGTTTATCAATCCTTTTCCACTTTTAATATGAGAACTATAAAAATCAGAACCAGCAATAAATTTTTCTCCTGTTGTTGAAGTCTTCCAATCAGTTAATTTTCTACCTTCAAATGTATCTATAGTAAAGACGTCCGTTGCCTTATTCAATATAAAACAAGGAAATAAACTTTCAGTTGTATTAGCAGTAGGTTTGAAGTTATATCTTTTATCAACAGTATTAAAACTCGCATTTGAAGAAGATACAAGAGGAATATAAATTCCTTTTCCTTGAATATCAAGATTTAGAGCATTACCAATTAAAGTAAATCGTACTGTTTTTAAGTCAAAAGCAGTAATTTTAGCAGCATTAATAGGAGCAGAAAAACAAGCATTAGTATTCTTGTAATATTCTACTTCAACATTAGATAATTTTCCTTCTTTTCCATCAGGAGTAGTTATAGCATCAGGTAAAGCTTGATATATTTTAAGCTCATCACCAAAAGCGTCAAACGAAACAGTATAATCAAATAAGGGCTCGGGTGCTCCTCCATCTATTATTGGATAATTAAATGCTGATGTATTAATAGGGTCTCCGTTATATAATCCTGGAATTCTCATTCTTGATAATCCAATTGTCCAACTATCAGTTACACCAGAAAAATCAACTTCAAAAACTCCTGAAACAGAAGCAAGAGGATACAAAGGTAGTTGAGTTACACAACTAAATTCACTATCTCCCATAACAGAACAAGTTAGAGTTTTAGCAGTTCCGTTCCATTCAAAATTATCAGTTGTAGTTACATCATTAGCAGGACGACATTCTGCTGCTGTATTAGCCCAAGTAATTGCTGATTTAGTTGTTTGTCTTTGAATATCAAAAGTAAAATTACTAAAATCTAATGATGAGTTTCTTTCAGTATCAACAACAATTCCTCCAAATATCTCAGGACCGAGA